TCAGAGCCGCCGCGCCCCCAGCGCAGCGGCCCGGGCGAGGGCCTGCGCGATCTGCGCCTCCGATCGCAACAGCGCAGGCGCGCCTCCATCGACCATGACGTTGACCGTCACCCCGCCACCACCGCGCTGCTCGATCACGCCCGCGCCATCCGGCCGAAACACCTCCGGCCCGCGCTCGCCGACCAGATAGGCTCCGCCGCCCAGCACTGGCCCGCCATCCGCTCGCGCGCCGGAAAATCCTACCGCGCCCGCCACCGCCTGGGCGATCGCCGCGCCCAGCCCTCCGGACCCGCCGACACCCGCGCCGACCGCCGCGATCACTGCCCGCGCCAGTTCGCCCAGGGACACCTCGCCGTCCGCCGCCGCCCGGGCCAGCGACCGTGTCAGACTGGCTCCCGCCCGCCCGAACGCTTCCTCGATCGAGGACGCCGCACGCTCCGCCTGCTCCCTCAATGCCTCCAGCGCCGCCGCCGCCTCGGCCGCCCGCGCGGGCACGCCGTCCAGGTCATTGGGTCGAAACTCATCGGTCATCCGGCCACGCCCTCATCATCTGTTCCAGCTCGCCCCGCCCCATCGGCACGGCCCCCGCCGACACCGCCGTCAGCATCCGCCATTCCTTCAGCGACAGCCGCCAGAACGCCTCCGGCCTTATCCCCATCGCCACCGCCGCCCTCAGCATCGGCCCCCACGCGGTCTCAGCCATCCAGGCTGGCCGCGAACCCAGCCGCCACGGCCGCCGCCGCCTCCTTCGGCGTCACCGCCGCCTGGTCCAGCTCGCCCGCGAACGCCCCCTCGCCACCACCCCGCAAAAGCGCCGCCAGCACCACCATCAGGTCGTTCGCCGACAGCGCCCGCATCCGCTCCGCCAGCGCCTCGACCCCCGACAGCCCCAACCCCGTCTCGATCTCCGCCAGCGCCCCCAGCGTCAGGCACAGCCGCCGCTCCGCCCCCCCCAGCCGCACGACGGCCTCACCTCTCGCAGCGTTCGTCACGACGCGCTGAACCCGATCTCGCCGGCGCTGGCCAGGCTGATGGCGAACGTGGCCTCACCCTCATGGTCCCCGGCATATTCCAGCGCCGACACCAGGAACGGCCCCTCCAGCGTGCCGAAGTCCGGCACCACCAGCCGCCAGGTCTTCGCCGCCTGATCGAAGAACGCCTCCCGGATCAGGGCGTCCGACGCGGCATCCCGAAAGATCCCCTGCCCCGACACCGCCGCCGACTTCACACCCGCTCCGCCCAGCAGCTCTCGCCACCGCCCGGCGCTGTCGGCGTCCGTCGCATCCACCGTCCGGGCGTTCAGACTGATCGTCCGCGCCCTCAGGCCCGCGACCGTCTGATACGTCCCGGCTCCCTGCTCGATCTTGAGCAGGATGTCCTTCCCGCGCTGTGCGGCCATTCCCTGTCTCCTCCCCTGCAAGCGAAGCGCAGCGGGGGAGGGGGACCGCGAAGCGGTGGAGGGGGCTAGCCCCACACACCGCTCTCGCATCCGCCCCCTCCACCATGCTGCGCATGGTCCCCCTCCCCCGCTGCGCGGGTGAGGATCAAATCTCCTCGGTGATCGCCCTCAGCCGCACCACGCCCCAGGTCCGCCGATGGTCCGACGACCGGAACACGTCGACAAACGTTGCGCGCACGCTCACCGCCCGCACCCCGTCGGCTTCCAGCGGCACCTCATGCACCGCCGCCCGCACCGCCGCGCAGATGGCCTTGGCCTCCTCGACCCCGCCGAACAGCGAGGCGCACCTCAGGCTCAGCTGATGCTCGATCCCGCAGTCCGCCGCCGCCACCGGCCGGCTCTCGGACCGCCCGACCGTCAGGTGCGGATGGGCCGCGTCCCTGGGTGCCTGGTCCCAGACCCGCGCCGGATCGCCCAGCAAGGCCTTCAGCGTCGGATCCTCACGCAGATGCGCCATCAGCGCCGTCTGCAGCGCGCTCTCATGGTCCCTCATCGCACTCGTTCCAGCTGCAACTCCGACCGCCCCGGCCGCTCGGCCTGGACATCGACCTGGGCGATCTTCCAGTCGGCTCCGCCGAACCGGATCACCCACCCCTCGACCAGCCGCGGATCGGTCCGCGCCTCCGCGCTCGCCACCTCGACCACGCCCAGGCCGCCCGCCTCGGCTCGCTCGCGCCGCCTGCGCCCCTCGACCTTCAGCCAGACAGACCCCAACGGCTGGAACGACACCGCCTGGCCCCCGAACGGCGTCTCCGCCTCCACGACCTCGAACAGCTCCCCCAGCACTCTCACAGTCGTACCACCCGGTATGGCGCGATCCAGGCCTCCACCGGCCGGATCGGCATCTCCCGCTCGCCCCGCTCATAGGCCCTCAGCGCCAGCATCAGGATCGCCAGCCGCAACGGTGCCGGCGACGTCGAGGTCAGGCTCAGGCCCACCTCCCCCTCAACCCGGCTCCGCGCCGCATCGATCAGCGTCTGGATCAGCCCGTCCTCCGCGCCGTGCTCGACGCGCAGGAACAGCTTCGCCTCCGTGAGGCTCACGGGTGCGGTCATGGGAAACCTCCGATGTTCGAAAAATCCTCCCCCGCGTAGCGGGGGAGGGGGACCGCGAAGCGGTGGAGGGGGCGAACGCGCAAACCGTGTCTGGAGCCGCCCCCTCCACCCCCGCGCAAGCGCGCGGCGGTCCCCCTCCCCCGTTCGCTTCGCGCCTGGGGAGGATCAGCTCGCCGCGAATTTCATCACCTTGCCCTCCGTGAGCTCAGCTCACGGAGAACTTCATGACTTTCAGGGCGTCGAAGTTCTGCACCCCGCCGCCGACCCGCTTGGTGGTGTAGAACAGCACATAGGGCTTGGCCGAATACGGGTCCCTCAGCACCCGCACCCCTGCCCGGTCCACGATCAGATACCCCCGCTGGAAGTCCCCGAACGCGATCGCATGGCTGTTCGCGGCGATGTCCGGCATCGTCTCGATCTCGGTGACCGGATAGCCCAGCAGGCTTGCCGTCTCCCCCGCCCGCGTCGCCGGCGACCAGATGTAGTTCCCGTCCGCGTCCTTGAACTTCCTGACCGCCGAGACGGTCTTGCGGTTCATCACGAACCGTCCGTTCGGCCGATACTGGGCCTTTGGCGCATAGATCAGGTCGATCAGCCGGTCGGTTGGACTGGTCGCCGAGAACGCCCCGGCCGCCCCCGACGCCACATAGCCGATGTCGCCCCAGGCGTGGCTCGCATCCGCCACGATCGAATAGCCCAGGAAGCCCCTCGGCTTGTTCGTCCCGTTCCCGGTCACGAAGGCCTCTGTCTCCTGCGCCGCGAAGGCGTCCTCGACCTCGCCGGCCAGCCACTCGTCCAGATCGACGAGGGCGTCGTCCAGAAGCGCCTGCGTCGCCGCCGGATTGGCGTAGAGATCCGCCGCCGGGAACTCGAGCAACGCCAGCGTCGCCGGATCGGTCTCCGGCCGTGCCGCCGTTTCGGCCACCCAGCCCGAGGCGATCCCCGCCGTCGACACCGGCTTCTTGAACACGCCCGACGCCACGGTCCGCACCGTCGCGATCTCGCGCATCGGACTGGTCGCCATCAGACGACGCTCGATCGCCCGCTCGGTCTCCGCCGGCACGACATAGCCGCCCGAGGTCGGTGCCGAGCTCAGCCCCGCCTTCACCTCCAGCCCCAGCTCTCGCCCGGTCCTCACATACCCCTCGAACGCGGCCTTCGCTTCCAATCCTCCCCCATTGGGGGAGGTGGATCGGCCGAAGGCCGAGACGGAGGGGGCCAGTCCGCCCTCCACCGCCGGACGCCGGCTCTCGCTCAGCGCCCGGTCCAGCCGCGCCTGCGCCTGCCCAACCGCCTGGTCGATCCGCGCCACCTTCTCCTCCAGCAGCGCGTCGGCCGAGGCCTTCTTCTCGATCTCGCTCAGCCGGGCGTCGTTGGCCCCTTTGAACGCCTCGAACGCCGCCATCATCTCGTGCATGGCGCTGCGCGCCTCCGGCGACCCGGATGCGGTCTTGGTCTCTTTCATGGTTTCCCCTTGTTCTCCCTCTCCCGGCGGGAGAGGGCTTGAGCACACGACCGCGCGCGGTCGTCCTTGTGCGACCCGAAGGGCGGCGCGAAGCCGCCAAAGGTGAGGGGTCGGCATTTGCCGCTTCCCCCGCCTACCCCTTCGCGCCACTCTCCCGGTCGTAACCTCGGAGATGTCCTCATGCGCCTGACGACCCTCGCCGCCGCCCTGCTGCTCTCGGCCGCCTCACCGGCTTTGGCCCAGACCCCGCCCGCGCCCGCGACCGCCAGCACACCCGCACCGGCGCCCGCCGACGTGGCCTCTGCTGACGCCATCCTTGCGGCGCTCTACGACGTCATCTCCGGCGACGCGGGCGTCCCCCGCGACTGGAACCGCTTCCGCAGCCTGTTCCATCCGTCCGCACGGCTCATGCCCATCGCCATCCCGGCAACCGGCCCAGCCTCAGTGACTGCGCTCAGCCCCGATGACTACATCGCCCGCGCCGAGCCCGCCCTGATGCGCGGCTTTCATGAGCACGAGATCGCCCGCCGCACCGAAACCTTCGGCCGCATGACCCACGTCTTCTCGACCTACGACAGCCGCCGCGCCGCGACCGACGCCGAGCCCTTCGCCCGCGGCATCAACTCCATCCAGCTGTTCGACGACGGCACCCGCTGGTGGATCCTCAGCGTCTACTGGCAGGGCGAAACGCCCACGATCCAGCTTCCGGCCGAGTATCTGCCGACGCCCTGACCACGGCCGTCCGACGGCCTGCCGAGCTGGACGACCCGGGACCAGGACCTGCGAAGGCCCGTGGCGCGCCGCAACGCGCGGGGTGATCCTTGCTCAGGTGCCCGGACGATAATCCGATCCGCCACCGCCACCGCTGGTCGGCGGGGCCGTCGAGCGGCCCGGCGCGCGACCTGCGCCCCGAACGGCGGCCGGCGCCCTGGCGCGCGCCGTGTCAGCGATGGCCTTGACGTTCTGAACCGCGGCCGCAGAGGCCGGCGGCAGGACGACGTCTCTCGTGATCAGTCTCAAGGCTTCCTGGACCACGCCCGGGCCCGCGCCGCTTTCGGCGATCGCGACCGCGACACGCTCCTCGACCAGCCGGGTGGTCTCAGTGTCGGACAGGCCCTGTTGCCGGGCGTCGTTCTGGGCGATCTGGATGACCTGCGCGAGCGTCTGGGAGAGCTCTCCTGCCCGCGTCTCGGGACCGTCTTCCTGCCCAGGGCCCTGTCCCGGCCGCCCCTCTGGAACCCCCGGATTCTGAGGCAGGCGCGCCGCGAACCTCTGGGCGATGGCCGGCGGCAGGCTGAACGGTCGTGACAAGCGAGAGCCCGAGATCGCGACGGCCTGGCCGGGCTGCCGGACCGTCACCCGTCGACCCCCGACCTCCAGGTCGATTTCGCCTTCGACCAGCACGATCAGCGCGGCCGTTCCCGGATCATCCGTCAGATCCAGCGGGATATCCTCGCCCGCCGCAAGCTCGATTGCCTCCGGCCCGACGACGCCCTCGATGATCGTGCCGCGAATACCGATGGTCGAGGTGGGTGTGCGAAACCCGACCCGTTCGCGCCTTTGCCCCCCACTTCCCGATGCGAAGCGAAAGGCCCCCCTTCCGACGGCGAAGACCGCTCCGGCTGGATTCGAGTTGGTGTCGACCAGAAAGCTGTCGACTGTCAGGCTTGCGTTAGCCCCGACCGTCAGGTTCGACCGATCCTGCAGCCGGATCGCGAGCCGGCTGCCAGGCCCCGTCGTGATCACGTCCCCGTAGCGGACCTGGCCTCCGACGACGGAGGCCCGCAGGGCGGCCTCACCGGTGCTTCGGGTTCGCACGGTCTGGACCACCGAGGCGTTGGACCCGACAGCCTGCTGCGCCATCGCGATCCCGGCGGCGCCTAGGCCCAGCAGGGCACAGGCCGCCAGAGCGACGATTCTCGCTTTCATTGTCTTGATCCCCCAATCAGGCGCTACAGTGGCATGGCTCTACACCGGCGCCTACCCTGCTCCCGCGAGGGGCGACAAGCGCCAGCGGCTCTGACGCAGTCGTTCTCACACCACCCGAAACCGCGCCCCCGGCAGCATCGGAAACGTCACGATGTTTCCTCGCGCTTACAAGGTCGCTCCGTGAGCAACCCCTTGCCTTCCATCATTTATTGAAAGTCGGCGAACATCATGAACAGCATCCAGGCGCATAGGAAGCTCAAACCCATGCGATGCGCCCACGGCCGACGCGTCGACACGAGCGACAGCGGTATACCGATCCCAAGGACGTAGCTTATCGCGGCCAATCCCTCCGGAACGTCGCCGCTCCGCGCCCCATTGTAAATCAGGCTCGTCAATGACGGGACCATCAACATGCCCATCAGCACCCGGCTGTGGGCTGCATAGTAGTCTTCCAAAGACCGCCACTTGTCCTGCTGGCGCGGAAACATCCCGCGGCTGATAAAAATATAGGGAAGAGCGACACCCATTGAGATCGTCAGATTCCACGGTTCCATCGTGAGGAATTCGCGCCCGCCCCAGAACGACACCCATTGTTGGGCCGCCGCCAGAAGAACGAACAGGCCGAGAAGAGGCGTGGTCCAGCCGGTTTCGATGTCATCTCGGCTTCGCCACATGTCTGCGAAGCCGGTGGTCACATTGGCGATCGCCAGGCCCAACAGCAGCCCGTAGAACGTAAACAGATACTCGAATCCGCTCATCCGCACCCCCAGCTAACGAGCGTGGTTACACGTCGGCGTGACGCTCGCAACGGTAGCACCTGGTTGTCACGTTCGGGCCACGCTGAACCGCGCCCCCGGCAGCATCGGAAACGTCACCAGCATCCCTAGTGTTTACACAGCGCGGACAGCGGACGCTCGAAATGTCTGAGAAGGGTGGTTAGCGGACATTGTGTTTGCTCGCCCTGCCGCCATCTCGGCGTCCAGCTACGACGCGGCGGGAGAGTTAAGGCGGTCGAAGACGGTCAGATCAGCACAGTCCCCGTAGTTGCTGCGGATGCTCGCCTCGAACTCCTTACGACGTCTAACGTCGCTGCCAAAAGCAAGCCTCACGTCTTCACCGATCTCAGGTAGGGACAGGAGATTTTCGACGATTTGACGGCTCACCAAGGTGATCAGATGCTGATAGCGGTCCAACGTAGATATCTTATTGAGCGTCTCGACTCGAATTTCTTCATTCATGATTGATCGTGGATAGAAGAGATAACCGAGATCCCCGGCCATGAAATATTCTTCGGCATTGCGCTCGCCCTGAATTCTAATCGCGGCAAATAATCTCGTATAACTCGCCGCCCGTTCGGAAGGTATTCTCTTGAATGCCTCACTGCTGATGGCTCGATCAAAGCTGGCTGTGATCCAAGTGCGACTGGGGGTCCGGTAGACGAGCGGTCTCACAAGGCCGCGACCGGCGGAGGATTGGACCACATCGACCGCCTCGATCACCTCCGTCGCCGCATCGACCCGGTCTCCAATGTCGCGCAGTCGGGCGGTGAGGCACGGTGCTATGGCCTGGCGTTCGAGCGAAAGTTCGACGGCGATCGTGAGGTCGGAAATCAGGGCCCGTTCGAGGTCCCGGGCATCTGCGCGGTATCGGGCCTCCTGAATGAGGTTTTCGAGACCGAGAGCGATGAGCACGCCAAGGACGACGACCGTGAGTTCCACCAGTCGCTGGCGGCTAATCGACAGCCGGCTTTTCCGCATCGGACGCGTGTCCGGTGTAGGCTCTGACATGAGTGCTGTTCCCCGAACGTCACTCTATGCGCGTGGAGGGCAGAGGCAATAGTGCGTGGCAAACGTCTGCTTTGGGTCGGTAAGGGTCATTCACGCATGACCCGAAACCGCGCCCCGGGCAAAGCTGGAAAGGTCACCACCATTCCTAGCGTTTACAAAGTTTGGGTTCGAGATTGCGGCATCTCGCTTTGGATACGGACCAAAATAAACGAGCGCGCATCGTTGACACTTCCTCTCATTCTGCTTGGGAACGCGGCGCATCGCGTCCGCCGGGCGTTCCCGGGCCTGTAGACGAGCACAGGCATCTGGCGCCTTGGCCCAAACTGTGCCGAACACGCGCTCTTGTGTATAAGGAACAAAGACGGAACATTTTTCTTGTCAGAGAGCGCCTCGCCGCCATAGATCGGAAGCGGGACGGCGGCGCTCAAAACAAGGTTCAGACCAATGGATATGTCCCCATCCGACGCCCGCCTTCTGCATCTCGCGGCGCACCTTTGCGCCCAGGGCGCCGAAGGCCGGGCAGGTATCGGCGCGCTGTTGAGGGACATTGAGCGCCGGTTTCCAGGCGAGATCGAGCGTATGTCGGCCGCCATTCAGTTGGATCGCTTGGGCGTTCGGCGACCTCGCCTAGATCATTAATCGCCGACGCCAGAGATCACGACTCCTCCAGATCGGCGGCAAAATCGACGACCGCTTGCTGCATTAGATCATCGCCTCGCTCGGCCCACCCGTCGGGCAGCGCGAGAGTTAGATTGAGGATGTGAGTGCCCGACAAGCCCTCTTGGCTGAGGGTGTCCAAGAGGAACGTGGGAACCTTGAAAGCCTCTTCCAACAGGACACCCGCGACGCCGGTGAAGTGAGCCTGCAAGGGCCGATAAACGTGATGGACTGAGGCGAACCTGACCTCCTCCTCCCACGCCAAAACACTCTGGCAGACGCCCGCGAACATTCGGCAGGTGTCAACGATATCGTGCTCGTTTCCGGCAACGCCTGGTTCCCCCCAGGCGCGGGAGAACTCTTCATTCATCAAGCCGTTGAGGGCGGTCACAATGGCTTGGATTTCGTGCAACCGGGTCTGCATCCAGGGCCAAAAATCGTCCCTCCCGATGCGAACCGAAGGCCTGACGTAAAGGCCACGCTTCAACGCATTCCAGCGTCGGGCGATCGGGCTAGTCTCGAAACGGAGCACCTCGGCCGTAAGGCGATACTCCCAGAGGTCCCCCTTCTCCAGGATGATGCGTTCGGCGAGGTAGCTCAGCTTCCCGAACTCTTCGAGATGCCGATCTTCGTATCGACGACGGAGGTCCGCACCCGCCTTGCCGATTTGCTCAGAGACCAGCCTTTCATGTTCGCGTTGCCACTCGAAAAGAAGGCCAGCAGGGAACCGTTGCTCATCATCGTCGACCAACTTGTGACAGTTGCCGCAGAGCCAAATCGCATTCGTGATGGCGCCACGGTCGGCGGAGGCCATGTCATCTTTATAGCGAGCCGAACCGAGGTTAGCCCCGTAGATGTGGGCAGCTTGGCCAACGTTGACTGAGGCGGTAGGGCTCTCTGCCGGGCCGCTGGTAATCGCCCGACAGTCGGGATTGGAGCACCGATTGGCGGCGCGCTTTGCGAGGGTCGCGACCACCGCCTGAGTGAACCGATCCGGATTGCCCAACTTGCTTTCTCTGCCGTCCCCTATCGAGACTGCTATCAGTCGGCACCCTCCTACTCAACCTCGCCCGGCGCGTGAGAGTCGGCTCGACGCCCGCATGTCCTGAGGAATGATGCACCGCCCATGACAAGGCCCGATACACAAGCCCTGTATGTGATGCAGAACGAGTTCGGCCTGATCAAAATCGGTCGCAGCTTGAACCCAGAACTTCGCCGCAAAAACCTCCAGAGTGGCGAGCGTTGCGCCATCAACGTCGTCGCGGTGCTGGACGGCGAAGGGCATAATGAGGAAGCCATTCATATCGCGTTGCAAGAGCACGCGATCGAAGGGGAGTGGTTTGACGGCACGTCAGCCGCGCGGGCTGCGATCGTCGAAGTGATCCCCCGTTTGCAGTCTTGCGAATGGCCTTTCGAGCATAACCATGACGGCGCAGCGGCATGGCTTGACGCCTTCTACGGACGACGCGACCAACGTTCGATCGAACGCCTTTATCAGCGAATCTTAAAGGTGCATTTGCAGCGGGGAAGGCCCGGCCCGGATTCCGATGGCGCCGTCTGCCACCTCGTATCGCTTATCGAAAATGGCCAGATGGCTTCGCTATCCCATGACCGGTTGAAGGGCAAAGACGTCGTCTATGTCTACGGACCGGGGCCGAGGGAGCGTTGCTTGGCACCGCCCTACACGACCGATCTGGCGACCGCCTTGGACCTTTGGCCCGATGCCATACGTCCCTCGATTTGGGAGGGCACGGCCTACGAGTGCGCTATCGCCGCGATGGTCGCCCGATACAACGAAGTGCGCTACGGCGCACCGCAACCCTAGATTTCCGTCCCGCGCACAAGGCCGACAAGCCGCCGGAACTCTGAGTCCTTGCTGTCGCTTTTCCATCGGTTCACGAACTTGCAGACGATCTGGAGGTTACCAGCCTCATAGTGGCCGTCGCTGTCGATCCGGTCGAGCGAACAGAGAAGCGCCGGGTCCGTCTCGTCACCCTTGAACTGGAGGGGCAGATCGGTGAGCGCACATAGCCCCTCTTGGGAGGTCAAGAGGGCATCCAGATAGGCCTCTAGTTCGATGGTGGTGAACCGCAGTTCCTTGTTCTTCATCGTCCGCGTGACTTCTTGCCCGTTCGCACCGGCGCAGGTGTCGCGGGCAGTCATCGCCATGATGGCGATCGACTTCTGTCGAGCGTTGAAGATCGTCGCGGCGCCCCGCTCCGCGTCTGCTTCCTTGCGCTTCCAATCGGGGCGATCGTGCCAGGGAGACAGGTCGTCACCGGCAATCAATGCCAGGGCGTATGCGGCATTGTCCGGCTGTAGCTGCTGTAGGGTGCCCTCGGTAAAAAGGAACTCTCGCGCCCGCTTATGAAGGGCCTGCCATTGGAGGCGGTTGCCCCGGCGAGATGTATTTGACCATGGTTCGCACGGCTTGTGGCAGACGTAGACCTGACCACCGGCTTGTCGAGCGAAGGGGTCAGGCTCCAGCGTGATAGTCGGTGGCGTGGGCTTGGATTCCGTCCACCAAAGCTGATCTTTCTCGCGATGAAACCAGATGTCGCCAGACGACTCCGCGATCACGGTCATCAAGTTAAACCAACGGCTCGCGACCGGCTTCGTCGGGGTGATCCCCGCCGCTGTTTTGGTGTTTGCCAAGCTGTAGTTGATGTAGCCGACACGGTCACCGGCGACCCAAAACGGATGCACCGCTTCGTCGTTCATCGTCGCAATCGTTCCGCGCGCTAGACACTCGGGCCAGGCGTAGTTTTCACGACCGAAGTTCGCGATGAAGACCTTCATTGGGAAACGCTGTCCTCTCACATTTTTCGTCGTGGCCCGCCGGGCGAGTGGGAGGCCCGGCTAGGCGACTTTCACAAGTCTACCGACGTGAGATCGAAGCGGGAAGGATCGGGTGTCTGGCTTGATCCGGCGGCCGATCAGACGGCGTTGTTCACGGCCGTCCGGCCTGAGGGTTTCTTGAAAGCGTCATTCAAGTTTTTCGTTTCTGTCCGGAGGCGCCGGAGGGTGCCACCGCTGAAAGAGGGGGTGGGGGGCCTTTGGGACCCTCCGAGTCCAGACTTTTCGGCTCGATTCTTGCTACGAAGCGACCGCCGTTCTTTCGAGGATGCGCGAGACGGCTTTCGCCGTCCAGACACCGCCACGCGCCGTCGTCACTCGCATCTGATTAAGGCGGGCCGCCGTGCGGTTTAGGCTACCTTCGCTCGCCATAAGCGCCCTAGCAGTGGGGGCGATCCTCGCTGCGAAATCATCGGCCTTGGCTTGGAAGGCGGCGACGCCCAGGGCGGAGCCAAGTTGTACCTTGGGAGGGTTTGGATTGCCCAAGCGGGTCAAGGTTCGGCCGGACCGCGCCAGATAGAAGCCTTCGGCGCTGATCCGGGCCTTGATCGATTCGAGCGCGAGTTTCGTTCGTTTGCTAATGGCTTCGCGTTCCTCTTGGGCGACGCAGGCCATGATGCTCACCGTCAACTTGTTTGCGTGCGGCATATCGCAGGCGACGAAATCGACGCCCTGCTTCTCCAGGCCCAAGAGGAAATGGGCATCTCGCGAAAGCCGGTCGAGTTTGGCGATCAAGAGCCGGGCGCCAGTCATGCGGCAATGGGCGATTGCCTTCGCCAGCGCCGGGCGATCACCGTGCTTGCCCGACTCCACCTCTTGAAACTCGGCTAGCAGCGTGGCGTCGCCACCGTTCACATAATCGGCGACGGCCTTTCTCTGGGCCTCCAGGCCAAGGCCCGACTCACCTTGCCGAACGGTCGAAACCCTCAGATACGCGACGTAGCAGTCGTTCATGTCAAAACCTCCGGATCGTTTCCGGTTTTGACAATGCAAGATGCGGGCCTAACGCGGCGGTAAGCGATACGGTTAAGGCGTCATGATCCCGTTTCTAACCCCTGCCCTATCCGTAGGATTCAGCGTCCTGTGCGCCGTGGTGTCGCTCGGCATGGTCGCGCTCGAAACCTGGGCGGTTCGGGCGGGGCGGCCGGTTCGCTCGTGGCGGCCGTTCTGGATCGGCGGGGCGGTTGCCTGGGCGGCGTTCGCGGCGGGGCAGTTCATTAGGCTTGCGTGGTTCTAGTGGGCGCTCCCGCAAAAATGGGCTCCCGTCAAAACGGGTGCGCGTTAAATCGGGCGACAGATGCGCCGGGGAGAATCCGCAGGCGCTCCCCAAGAAAAGCCTATCCAAATCAGATTGTTGGGGAATGGGGGAATGGGGGAAGGGTAAACCTTAATGCAGCAACCGTGTTTCATCTCTGATCAAAGCAACAAAGTCCCTTACCCATGCCCCTGCCTTTAGCCATCCGGTCCCCCGTTCCCCAAGATGCCCATTTTCCTAAGCTAAGCAGCGACTTGGTTTGGGGGAACGTCATCGGCAGGTTCCCCCTGCCATTCCCCCGTTCGGGCCTCGCAAGTCGGCTCGCCGATCTCCGACTCCAGTAGGACGACGTATTCCGTTTTGCCCAGACCGGGGAAGCCGTTCCAAGTCCGCCCTTTCCCGCCCGGTTTCCGAACTAGCGCGCCCCGCTTTTCCAGCACGCGACGCACCTCTCCCGGATCGGCGGCGCCTCCAGACAGGTCGCGAATGCTAGCGGCCCGGATCACGTAGACAGGGCGAGGCATCGCCGACTTACCGTCGGCCCGCGTGGGGGGAACCTCAGCACTGTGATAGCCCGCCACCTCCCGAGAAGCGAACTCCCGCCCGTTGTAGTTGACGATCGTCGTTCCGATCCGGGCGATCAGGGTGTCAATCAGGATATCCGCCGCCCGTTCAGCCGGATCGGTCGGCGCGATGTTCGACGCCATGACCGAGGCCCAAAGGTGATCACACAAGGCCTCTTCGTCGAACCAGTCGGGCACGAGTCCGGCCTTCACGCCTACCGCCGCCGCCAGCTCCAGGGTGGCGATCATCCGGGCGGCGCTCGCCACGGCTGGCGACCGTTTCGCCTCGTCGGTTCGGTCGATTAGAGCGGTGATCAGCCCGTCCAGTTTCTCGCGCACGCGGTGCCGGTCGATTTCGAGCAAGGCTCGAACGAATGCCGGACCGGACCAGCCGAAGTTCCCCAACGTTGAGCGGACATGCCCCCACTCTCGGCTGTTCCGTTCGTATTTTGGAGCGGCGATCGTGCTGATCGTCGCGATGCGACGCCCGAGACCTCCAAGCTGAACCACGTTGCCCGCCGCCAGCCGGTCGGCAAACCCGGTTTCGGCGGAGACGATAAGCGCCCCGCCGATCCAGTTGTGACCGGGCGCGGCCGTCATCTCGCCGCCCTTCATTCGGGCGCGCTGCTTACCCTGTCCCCCTTGATTCAGGAACACGAGGTCGGCTTGCACTTGCGGCGGGAGATGCTTGATTTCGTCGAAGGCCGTGAGCGTTCCCGAGCCCCGCGACAAGGCCAACTCGCGTGCGGCCTCAGTGCTGTTCGAAACCGTGAAAAGGCCCTCGCCGACCTTGGGAGAAGCCCAATGTGCGGCAGCGAGTTCCTGCGCAGAACTTTTGCCCGAGTTCGGCGGCCCTTCGAATGAATAGGCAAGCGGTTCGTCACCCAGGTATCCGGCGACCGCACCCGCCCATCCCATCAAAATGCCAGCGTGCAGGGCGTGCGCCCCGTCCAACCCAAAGACGCCCTGCGCCCCTGCAATCCAGCCCTCCAGCGTGCCCTTCCGATGCTCGCATCCGAGACGGGTCGAGCGGTCCAACTGGACACCCTCGACCCCGATGACCTCGCCAGTCGGCGCGATGAAGCCGCCTTCGCGGAAGCCGGGCCGATGCACCACCTTCGCGCCCTGCTGATAGGAGCCGAGTAGCCATTTCATGACGGTCCGTCCGCCATCTGGCGCGGTCGCCATCCCGGCGTTGCGAAGCGTGCCCAGCACCTCCCCAGGATGCTCCAGTTGACCAGACTTGAAATCGACTGCCGTCCAAGTGCCATCCGCCCGGCGCACGTCCACCTGAAGCCCTTGGGCATCGTCACGATCCACATACGTCACGGCACCAACGAGGTGGATTGGCGTGACCACCGGTTCACCTTTTTGGCAAATCCAAGGGGCACCGCTTTGGGCGGCGAGGTGAAAACCCTCGGGCAAACTGAAGTCCCCTCCGCGTTCGCGCCCGAGACGCGCGAGCCAGGACGGATCGGTTTCAGTCGCTTCATCCGACGCGTTTGGCGCAGACCTCAAGAGGCTGTCGGCGTCCCTCGCGCCGATTTCGAGCCGCGCCATGAGTTTCTTTTTGAGGGCCAGGCGTCGGGCCGGGTCCAGTGGTCTGAAAGCGATCGCCTCAATCACCGCATTGATCGCGTCCGGGGTCGCGTCGGCGTTCAGGGCATCTGCGAGCGCGAGCGGATCGGTGCCGCCACCACCGCCCGGCGCGCCATCGACGACGGCGTTGTAGGATTCGTCGTCCAGCACCTCGCGCGCGAACCAGCCGTCCTCGACCATCTTGCCGACCATATCGAGGCTGGTCTTGGGCTTGCAGGTCTCGTGCAGGCACCGCACCGAGAACCACTCGCTCGGGCCGTCGCCCGCGTTAACGGCCATGCAGGCGCGGTCGTCGGGGTCTCCGGGGTTACTGTGCTCTTCGTCAAACGGGCAGGTGATTTCCCAGCCGGATGCGGTCTGATTGCGAAGATGGTCGGGGCAGTGCTCCTCAATCACCTGAACGATCTGGAAGCCGTGCCCGCGCTTCATCGACCACCGGCCGAGGTCGCGGCCAGCGGTGGTCTGGGACTTGGACTGCCCCTTGGACAGCTTGGCGATCTCGGCTTCGAACGGATCGTCCAGGACCAAGGTGGTCCAGTCGAAAAGCGGGCCGCCGATCAGCGAGACATCGAACGGCGCACCCTTATCGTGACGCGGAAAGTAGAACAGCCGCGACGGGTCCAAGCAGGACTCGTCCAGCGGCACGCCCAGCTTTTGCGCCAGCGCCGTCGGAATCTTGCCCCAACGCTTCATGGCGTCGGCCTGGGTGCCGGGCTGATCCGCGATCTCGAACGGCGTGGCGAACGGCACCACGATCCGGTGCTTGGGCATCGCCTTGTGCTCGACGATCGCCATGATGCCCCGGTCCTGGTGCTCATCGCCCTTATAGATCGCGGTGGCGACGATCTCTTCGTCCCACTTCTCGACCTCACGCAGGAAGCGGCGCAGGACTTCGTCCTCCTCGAAGTCGGCGCCGTCGGCATCCTTGTCGGCCCACTTGGTCAGGCGGTCGCGCTTGAACTCGGTGACCGACTTCAGGTGCGAGTGGGTGGAATAGCGCACGGCCAGGCACCCGAGGCCCAGCAGGGCCTCTTCGATCTGGGCGATGGAGGTTCCGGTGTCCATGTCGAGCCCAACGGCGTAGAGCGCCTTGACGGCGGTCTTCAGGCGGCGGCCGGGGACCATGTCGCCCAGCACATACGACGGCCCGTCCTTGGCACCGACTTCGTGACGGCACAGCTTGGCGATGAAGGCGCCGATCGGCATGGCTTGCGGCTTCCACCGCTGGCTCTCCTTGTTAGCGCCCAGCGACACGATCATCTGCTGAGCCAACAGCGGCGAGGCCTCCCGATAGGGAGCCAGGACCTTGGCGTCGCCGTAGCGGTCACCCACCTCGCAAATCTTGGCGTCGCTCGCCAAGTTGCCACCATCATTCATATCTGTTGTTCCCGTAGCCCGCCCGGCGCGCCAACGTTGGACGGGTATTGTTCTTGAATTCTAGCCCGGCCATCACCCTGGCCTTAGAGTGTTGACAGTGAAGTCGCCTCCAGATAACTCTCGTTTGTCGGGATTATCTGGACAGGCCATCTGTCAACACTCTAAAGACAAGCAACCTCTCTCCCATAACGACGATCGTTCTGGGTGATTACTCTGGAATATCACACATACAGTCGGCGCGCCGAACGTCAAGTTCGACGTGAGGTGCGCGGACCAAGTCGCCGTTTGCCCCAAAGCTGCGGCGAGGCCTTTTGAGGGTTAGGCGGGCGGGAAAAAGCCATCTTGAACCGGCGGTTCGCCATCGTGCCACCGCTCCAAAGGAGCGCGGATAGGCTCCCTGGGGGGCGTCGCCGGGGCCTCACGCCCCAGCGGGATCGGCGGTAGTGGCCGACGGCGGCGGCGAACCGGGCCGAAAAAGTCCCCGGACCGGGCGGCGATAAGCTCAACGATCCGAGCCCCCGCCCTTGCGCTGGCGAGGTGGATGGCGGTGCTGCCGAGGATCAAGGTTCGTCCGGTGAAGGCCACCGGAACAAGTTCGAGTCGGTCGCCGCCCTCCGCCGACAAAATGATCGCCGTCGGCATCCCCTCGGGGTCGCTATCCAAGTCGGCCGTCCAGGACGGGTTCACGCTTTCCAGCGCCCCGGCGAGCACGGTTTCGGTCAGCAACCGCAGGCGCCGGGCGGGCGATTCCGGGGTGCCGATCCACGATCCCTCCAGAGCGCCGTAATGGTCCGCCCATCGGCGCCATCGTCTCGGAAGTTCGGACTCCAGATGAAGGTCAAGTCGTCTAGGATATTCACTCATCGCCTTCGACCTTTGTATTCAGGGGTGCGAAGGATTGTTCAATCCATTCCTCGACTTCTCGCTTCGAGAATAGCGCCATCGCGCGCGGGCTCAATCGAATATACGAAGGAGCCTTTCCTTCATCCGAGAGGCGCAAAAACGTTCGGTAGCTGACGCCCGGAACGCGGGACTTGAACGACGACCATTCGACGACTTCAACGGGGTTACCCATTAGACGCCCCCCTCATTGGCCAGGTCCAGCAGTTCGGACGCCGTGCGGCGCCGACCGTTCGGAGCATGGCGATTCACCTTCGGAGCGGGCGTGTCCGCTTCCGACGACGGGCGCCGGTAGAAGGGCTGGAGCGCGACGACGCTCTCCAGCCAGGTGCGAGGCGTCTCACCCGCGCGGCGCTCCAGGGTTCCGGCCGAAGTGACACCGAACGCCCCGGACATCGCCGCTTTCTGAGCCAAATCTCTGATTGCGCGGGGATTGACGTCCATGGTTTCGGACGCTTCGTGGATTTGCTCATAAAGAAGCGCCTGTAGGGCGCGCATTTCTGCTTCCGTTTGCACGGGCAAGTTCCTCTTCGATTTTGTGGGTAGGATGCTTGCCACGGCCCCCGCGACACGACCGGCACTATGCGCTGAACGCATGTCGCACCAGTCTGAGCAACGGGACCATACTACAACTTCGAGCCGATTGCAAGATCGGCGACATGTGCATGTGTGTTTTTGACCGCCTGATCGATCAGATCGTCGATCATTCGAAATAGGCACTCTCTCGTTTACTGAGTAACGGAGGGTAAATAGTTGACGCGTGACTGGCGGCGACTTGGCGGGATGCGCTATTTGACGCCGTCCGATGGTGGTTCCGACCAATAACAGCCGAACAGCCCGACTTATCCCTTATTGGGATCAAGCCGACCCTTACGTTGGACAATGGCTCCGCTCGACAGTTCGAACCGAACCCGCCTTCCCGCCGCTGCCTTAATGAGAATCGGAATCTTCCCACTCACGTCATCCGGGTGAAAGCGCAAGACGATCTGATCACCGTCCATTTCTGCGCCCCCTCGCAACAGCGTCCTTAGAGTATCATTGATCCGCGCCCTGATCCTGTAGAGTTCATCGCCCGATGCCTCCCGCATCGCAGTCTCTAAGCGAAGGAGTTCGGCTTGTGCATCCGCCGCTGGCGTCGCGGGAGCCGCGATCTTCGTCCGCAGGTCACCGATCCGACGATCAAGTTCGACGAGTTCGGTTTCGCGCTGGCGAAGCCGATCGGCCACCCGCGCACCGGCCTCCATCTGATCTAGGAGGGCTTCGATTTTGTTTGCGACCTCTGACCTTGCAGCCTCAGCGGAGGCGAGGTTGCGCGCGTCATCGGATAGAGCCGCGCGATCGGCGAGTGGCAGGGATGCGATGAAGGGCAGTAGGTCAGCTTCAAGGTCGTCGTAAGGGATGCGAGCGCGGTTACTGCACACCCCCCGATAATGCTGATTGCACCGGATCACGCCCGCTGATCGCCAGTTCGGAGCCTTGGGAAAGGTGCTCCGCAGATAACCCGCCGTCCCGCCGCATTCCCTGCATCTGACAAGGCCAACGAGTAGGTTCGGGAACGCCTTGGATGCCGGACGGGCGCTGGAGTTCTGCCTAGCCGCATTCATCGCTTGAACCCGGTAGAACTGTCCAGGCTGAATGATTGGCGGATAGTAATCGGTGATCGGAGGGCCATCAGGCTGACGGGGCTTCCCGCGCCGATGTCCCGTGAACGGCTGATACTCCCCAAGAACAGCGCGCGAGGCTGCGATATCGGCGACGGTCGAGTTGAACCATTTGCCTCGACCGGTCGGCGTTAGGACACCCTCTTGATTGAAGGTTTTGGCGATGAACGCATTGCCTAGGCCGGACTCGCGCATAGAAAAGACGCGCTCCACCACCGCCACGCGCTCAGGAAGCACTTGCCATTCGCTGCCGACCAACTTCAACCAGTGGGGGCCGTTAGGTGTGAAAGGGCGCCCCTCCTCTCTTGCGCGACGCCTATTCTCGGCGTGAGCAGCCGCGACCTTCCTGCCTTTTTCAGCAGACTCTTCATGGCCACGCGCGAACTGCATCAAGGCGAACATGAGCCCCAACATGTCGGCCGTCTCGTCATAGACTCGACCGTCGTTCAGCGTGACGACCCGCACGCCTTTGAGAGCGATGCCAGTAAGGAGGTGCACGGCTTCGACCACCGTTTCACGGGTCAGGCGGTCGAAAGAATCGACAAGCAAATAGCTCCCTCGCGCGATCTCTCCTGACTCGATGCGCCGGAGAAAGGACCCCAAGGCTCCGGTCGCGCGATGCGCGCCGGTGAAGGCGGAGACGCCCGGATCATGCAACGTGGTGTCGAGGGTCAGTCCGTTGGACGTAGCGAAGGCTTCAGCGGCGGCTAGCTGGCGACGCAACGAGTCGCCGGCCGCCTGCGCAGGCGTGCTATAGCGAGAGTAAGCGTAAGCCACGGGAGTCATGCAAGGGCTTATATTGTAAATGCTAGGGACTGTCACCAGCGACACCTCCCACAGCTCCACGCCGCTCAGCACCCTCAGCGGCCCGTCCCTGCGTGCCTTCGCCGCCCGGAACCCGATCGACAGCCCGTCCAGCGCCCCTGCCCGGCTCAGCGCCTGGGCATAGCGGGCCTCGGCCGACCAGTCGGCGATCCGGCCCCGGACGAACAGCCCCCGCTCGTCCTCGACCACCGCGTCCCAGACGCCGACCACCGCCCGGCTCTCGTGCTGATGCAGCATCCGCACCCCGCCCGCGCCCGTCCACTTCAGGCTGTCGGCGAAGGCCCCCTTGGACACCACGTCCCCGTTCAGGTCCGCCACGCCCCACAGCGAGGCATAGCCCTGGATCCGCAACCCGGCGTCCACCGCGACCGTCATCACCGATCCTCCAGCCGCGTCTCGATCCGCACCAGCGCCGCCCGCGTCGCCAGTCCCTGCTCTTCCAGCCGCGCCAGCCGCTCGGCCACCAGCCTCTGCTCCCCGACCCGCGCCTCCAGCGTCCCGATCCGCGCCGCCGCGCCCCCGGCCCAGACCAGGCCCGCGATGGTCTGCACCACCAGGGCGACACCCAGCGCGACCGCCAGCTTTTTCAGATCCTCACTCATGCCCCCACTCCCGCCATCCGCCGCCGCTCCTCGTCCGTTAGGAAGCCCGCCGCGTTCAGCCGCGCCCACAGCGCGTCCCGCTCGGGCTGCAGCGCCGGCACCGCATCGAGGTCCGGCATGATCTCCACCCCCTCGAACCGTCCGCCCAGCCAACCGCTCAGCGCCCCCGCCGTCTTCCGCACCAGGGGCACCACCGTTCCCCGCCAGAAGGCCGCATTGGCCTCGCGATAGTTGGCATAGGTCGCATCCCCCGGAATCCCCAGCAGCTGCGGCGGCACCCCGAGCGCCAGGGCGATCTCTCGCGCCGCCGCATGCTTGCCGGCGATGAAGTCCATGTCCGCCGGCGTCATCGACATCGGCTTCCAGTCCAGCCCGCCTTCCAGCACCAGCGGCCGCCCGGCGTTCCCCGCTCCCGAATGCGCCTCGGACAGCTCGGCCTTCAGCGCCGCGAACTGCGCCTCGGTCAGATGCTCGCCATCGCGCCCATCGAACACCAGCGCCCCGCTGGGCCGCGCCGCGTTGTCCAGCAGCGCCTTGTTCCAGGCCCCGGACGCATTGTGAACGTCGATGGCAAAGGCCGCCGCCTCGATCGGCGAAAAGCCATAGTGATCGTCCGTCGGATGCCACAGTTTCAGATGCATCACCCGCGACCATCCGTCCGCCGCCCGCCCGATCCGCACCGACCGTCCGCCGACGGAATAGTCATAGGCCTCGGGCCACCCCGCCTTGCCCGGCACCACGCTCACCCGGTCCGGCCGCAGGGTCCACAGCTCTTCGGGATCGCCTTCTCCGACGGCTTCCGCATAGGCGTTCCCCGCCGTCTGCAGCGCGCCGTACAGCCCCTCCAGCCACTCCGCCCCGGACTGCTCCGGATTGGGCTTCTTCAACAGCGTCGCCACCGGATGCCCGTCGTCCCGCACCCCGTCGGCGAACACCACCAGCGGCGTCGCCGCGCAGGCCTCCGCGATCATCCGCACGCAGCGATAGGCCACCGCGTTCTTCGCAAACCCCTCGCTCGCCAGGCTGGCATAGTCCCTCGGCGTCCAGCGCGGCCGCCCCGCGCCGGTCAGGGCGATCAGGGGCCCCGACCGACTGTCCTTGATCTCCGGCGCGCCCGCTGCGGGCACACCATTTCGCCCGCGCCCGAAGGGCCAGGTCATCGTCGCCATCTCGGCTCCTTGTGCTTGTGTCGAACCGACCCGGCTCAGGGGCAGCCTGGCCTGCCGTGCCTCGCGGTCAGATCATCCTGATCCTCGGTCGCCCCGGCCGCTTCAGCAGAAGATCGCTCAGCGCCCAGACCAGGGCATCGGCCCGGTCCGGACTGCGCCGCGTCTCGTCGGTCCCCAGCGCCATCAGTTCTTCGGCCAGCTCCGGGAAATCGCCGCAGTGAACGACGCGTTCCTGCTCATACAGCGCCGCCACCGGCTCGGCCCTCGCCCGCTTGCTGCGACTGGCGTGAACCAGTCGGATCGGCGTCCTGCACCCCGCCTGCTCCAGCACCGTCCGCACCATCTCGCCGCCCTGGTTGGCCTCGGCCACCACCGTGTCGGCCTTCAGCGCCTCGGCCAGCTCGGCCACGCGCCGGCCCCAGGCCAGCGGGCTCAGCCCCCGCGCCGACTGGTCCGCCAGAACGAACCCGCGCCCGTCCTGCCGCCCGGCCGCGACGATCCCGCAGGCGTCGCCATGCGCGCTCGCCGGCGGGTCGACCGCCACCACGATCTTCTCCAGCCGCCCGGGCCGCTCGCCTCTGGCCCGCGCCAGGTCCTCTGCCCGGAACAGCGCGCCGTCGCTTTCGACAACCAGCCCTTCCAGCTCCTGCGCCTCCAGCCGCGTCCCGCCATACAGACGGCGGACATGGGTCAGGAATCCGGGCGACAGATTTCGCGCATTCTCCGCCGTGCCGCCCCGGCTGATCGCCAGGTCGGGCTCGGCCATCAGCCGCTTCAGCGCCGGCATCGGACGGGGGGTCGTCGTCACCACCAGCCTCGGCAACTCCCCCAGCCTCAGCCCGAACCTCAGGTTCGAGATGACCCGCTCGGGCTCTCGCCAGGCGCAGAACTCGTCGGCCCAGGCCGCGTGGAACTGCGGGCCTCGCAGACTTTCGGGGTCTTCGGCCGAAAAGGCATAGGCCACGCTGTGGTTGTCCCAGACCAGACGTTTGCGCCCGGCCTCCCAGCGCGGCCGATCCACCTCGGCGGCCACGCCCTTCACCCCGGACGGCCCCTCGACCATCACCTCGCGCACGTCGTGCAGGGCGGGCCCGACCAGGGCCAGGGTCAGCCCCCCGTGCCTTCGCGCCAGATCATGCAGCCAGAAGGCCCCCGCGAAGGTCTTGCCCGCCCCCCGTCCGCCCAGCATCAGCCAGGTGTTCCAGTCCGTCTCCGGCGACCTCTGATGCGGCTCCAGCCATGGACTGCGCGCAAACGCCGTCCGCTTCGCCTCGCCATCCATCGCCGCCAGTGCCGCCTCGAACCTCCTCCGGTCCATGGAAAAGATCGTATCGCTCGCGGATCCGGGCGGTGAGGGCTTCCAGAGCTTGGGGATCGTCATCGTCGCGTTTGCCCATCTCGTCCTCGTGTTCGACCGCGCCGCCGGCGGCCCTCGACGACCTCAGCGCCTCGACGGCCTTGACCGACCGCGCCAGATTGGTGATCGCCCGCACATGCCGGTCCGCCGCCACCGCGTCGCCGGGCGCGATCGCCTCGGCGATCAGCCGCGCCTCGGCCGCCTCGACGAGGCCCCGCAGGGCCATCATCCGGCGCTGACCCCAGTCCCCCGGGGCCTCTGGGTTGTCCTGATTTCCCGTCATGCCCAAACCATAGCGGACCAGCGTATGCAGGCGCGTTCAGGCGCTCTCGATTGTTCGAGACATTGAATTATATGACGTTTTTCAAGCCGGCTCGGATGAACCGGCGACGCTGTCGACCCGACGGGCTCAGTGCAGCGTCAGCGGCACCGTTCCGATCGCGCCGGTGGCCCCGGCCATCGCCTTGCGGGCTCGCTGGATCAGATCCTTGGGCGCGAACGGCTTGGCCAGATAGCCCACGCAACCGAGGTCGATGGCCCTGCGGATGACGTCACTCTGGGTATCGGCGCTGACCATCAGGACCGGCGGCTTGCGCCGCAGGGCCCTCATGGCCGCCAGCACCGCCAGTCCGTCGATGCGCGGCATGTGGACGTCCAGCAGAACCAGCGAGAACCGGGACCGGTGCAGCAGCTCCAGCGCCGCCTCGCCGCTGGCGGCAGTGGCCACCTGGAAGCCGGCCTGGCTCAGGACGGCGTCCATCATCTCGCGCGCGCTTTCGTCGTCCTCGACGATCATGACCCTGTTGATCAT